ACAGCAGTGAAATCAGTCTTGCTGTTCTCAGCGGGGATCCGGACGACTCTGATGCAGAGGGACCGGTCGGGAACTTCTCGATTACCAACTTCAGCCGGAGTGAACCGCTGGAAGAGGCCATAACGGTCTCCGTGACGGCCAAACTGTCCGCCTGGGGGAAGTGGCATAATGCGTCCGGGCAGCAAACATAATCCGATACGTACGGAAAGGATAGCAGAATGAAGGCATTTGAGGATGCAAAGGGGAGGCGATGGGAGCTGTCGCTGACAATCGGCTCTGCCAAAAGGGTTCTGGAAAAACTCGGTGTCAATCTGCTCGAGCCCGAAGGAGGGGAGCCGCCCCTGCTGACGCGGCTGGGAGCGGACGCGATGCTGCTTTGCGATGTCCTGTACGTGCTGTGTGAGCCGCAGGCGGAAAAGAACGCTGTAAGCGATATCGACTTCGGCGAGTCGCTCGGCGGGGATGCAATACGGGAAGCGATGCAGGCATTCTACGAGGAACTTATCTATTTTTTCCAGCAAAGCGGCAGACCGGAACGAGCAAAGATGGTGCAAAAACAGAGGGAAATGATTCGGCTTGCCGTGCAGAACGCAGAGGGGCTTGTGGACAGGATCGACACCCAAGAAGAGGTTCTGAAGGCGTTTGGGCGGGCGTCTGGAAGCTCGCAGGGGTAATCGGGGTAAATCCCCTGCCGCTGACCTTGCGGGAATTGGTCTGGATGTCGGAGGGCCGATTCGAAAGCCAGTGGGCGCATACAAGCAGCATAATGGCGCTGATTGCCAATGTGAACCGCGATCCCAAAAAGGGGAGAGTGTTTACACCGGATGATTTCAATCCGTATGCCCGAAAGAAAACCGACCGAGTGATTGAGATTAGCAAAAGTAATATTGGTTTGATGCGTCGAGCGTTTACAGGGAAGGACTGATTCTGTGGCTGGTCAGGCAGGTGCAATTCGAGCGGGAAGGGCCTATGTCGAGCTGTTTGCCGACAACAGCCGCTTTGTGGCTGGGCTGCGGGCCGCCGAAAGCCAGCTGCGGGCCTTTGGCTCCAAAATCCAGGGGATAGGGGCTTCCATGGCGGCGTTCGGCTCTGCGGCCCTTGCCCCTTTTGCCGTTTCAACCGGCATTTATAAGGGCTTTGAAGATGTGATGCTGGCCGTACAGGCAACCACAGGGGCGACGGCGGAAGAATATGAACGGCTGACGGAGAAGGCCAAATCTCTTGGCATGACAACATCGTTTACGGCTCAGCAGGTTGCCTCGGGGATGCTGAACCTTGCCAGGGCTGGGTTTTCCGTCAAGGAGATTGACAACTCGATAGATTCTATGCTGAACCTTGCCAGGGCAACCGGCACCGACTTGTCTTCGGCGGCAGATATTGCGGCGTCCACCCTTCGGTCATTTGGGATGGAAGCAAGTGAGATGCAGCGGATTGCCGACGTGCTGACTGCCACGGCGAACCGTTCGGCCCAGACGCTGTCCGATCTTGGGGAGGCCATGAAATACGCCGCCCCGACGGCACTGGATTTTGGGCTGACGGTGGAGGATGTAGCAAAGGCCCTTGGGACGCTGGCAAACTTCGGCATAAAGGGAGCCATGGCCGGCACGGCCTTCCGAAACATCATGCTCCGAATGTCCGACCCGAAAATTATCAAGAAACTCAAGGAGCTCGGCGTTGTCGTAAAAGACAGCAACGGCGGGTTTCGAAACCTTGCGGATATTATGAGAGACCTTGGGGCAGCGACAAAAGACATGGGGGATGTCGAACGCTTAAGCATTTTGAATGAACTTTTTGGTGTGCGGGCCATTGGAGCAGGGGCCAAACTAACAACGGCACAGTTTGATGAACTGATCAAGGCGATTGACAATGCTGCCGGCACGGCGGCGAAAACCGCAAAGGTGATGGATAGCGGGCTTGGCGGGGCCTTGCGGCGTATGTTTTCTGCTTTCGAGGGGATTGCTGTTGCTATTGGAAGGGCAATCTCCAAGCCGCTGTCCATTGCAGCGGATGTGATTGCCGCCATCAGCAAGAGAATTATTGCGTTTGTTGATGAACATCGAGTATTGGTCGCTGTGAGCGGTGCCGCCGCCGCTGCAATCGTTGCAACCGGTATGGCTTTGGTTGGGCTTGGGATAGCGTGTAAGGTGGCGGCTTTCGCCTTGGGAACCGTGCGGGTGCTGATAACAGCACTGCTGCTGCCGTTTAAGGCCCTCTCTGTCATCTTTGCTGGGCTTGCCTCGCCCATAGGGCTGACGGTTGCCGCCCTTGGCGGATTGACGGGGGCTCTTCTGTACACAAGCGGGGCCGGCGGCAAGGCCATCTCATTTTTATCATCGAAGTTTTCCGAGCTGAAATCGACCGCCATTGAGGCGTGGGAGGGTATATCGGCTGCCTACGCAAAGGGGGATCTTGGGCTGGCGATGAGGATTGCCTGGCTGACAATCAAAATGGAGTTTGTGGAGGGAATGGATTATCTGAGCAAGAAGTGGAGCGAGTTCCAGTTCGGACTTGTCAAGTCCGCCTTGGATGCCTTTATCGGCATTCAGTCTGCATGGGAAATTTTGCAGCACGCTCTTGTGAAAGGAATCATTGTTGCCTCCGCAATCGGCCAGGAGGCATTTTGTTCTTTGTGGAGGGCCTTTATCACCGGAATTGAAAATGCTTATGATGTCCTCGTGCAGTTTGTCGGGACATTCTATAATGCATTTCGTGAAATGTTCGGGGAAACATTTATTGGATTGTTTTCCAATTTAATTAAAAAAATGCTTGGCAAACCTTTTGAAGAATGGGATGCCGATGAGTTCACCCGTCAGCTGGAAGACTATCTCGCTGAAGAACGAAAGCAGCGATACGAAGATTGGGGCCAGCAGATACAGGATATTAGAAAAAGACGGCAGGAGATGGAGCAGCAGGCGGAAAGCGATTATGAAGACCGGCTCGAAGAGATAGCAAAAAAGTACATTGAAGCGCAAAAATACATTGGCGAAGCCGAAAAAGAAGAACTGGAGGGACTTACCGATCGGCTGACGGAGGCACGGCGCCAGTGGGAAGAGGCCGTTCGGCAGGCAAAAGAGGTAAGCAAGGGGGAAGGAATTGAACCGCCGAAACAGGCGGCGTTCGACGCCGCCCAAGCTGCACGGGCACAGGTCGGGGATATGCTGGAGGGTGCAACGGCCAGAGGAACCTTCTCCAGTGCCGCCCTGTACGGGCTGGGAGCCGGCGGGGTGGCGCAGAGAATTGCCGAGGCAACCGCAGAAACTGCCCGAAACACAAGAAAAATAGCGGAAAACACAGAAGAAGGCGCTGCGTTTTCGTGATTGAACGGAAAAAACAAGATGACCATAAGCGTTAAAGAACTGTTGGCCGGCTCCAGGGATGTCCAGCTTGGATACAGTCCGAGGGCTGTCTTGCGGTATGTTATCAGGGGAACCGAGAGCGAGAGCGAGGCCCTCAGTGCCCTGCTGGCCGAATCTCCTTATCTCTGCAATGAAATCCCGCGGCTTACCTGGCAGGTTTCCGCTGTAACGGATGAGATGTGGTATGGGGAGGTGCGGTACGGATACGTCAGCAAGCACGGCACAGGAGCAAAAATATATCAATTCGATACCGGAGGAGGCACACAGCATATCACCCAATCCATTGCAACGGTTGCACGCTATGCACGGCCTGGCTATACGCCCCCAAACTTTCAGGGGGCTATCGGGGTTTCACGAAACAATATCGAAGGGGTCGATATTGCGGTGCCCGTTTACAATTTCGGGCTGGTAAACTACGAGAGCAATGCCGCCGTGAGCGAGGCATACAAGCAGATACTTTACAATCTTACCGGAAAGGTCAATCAGGCGTCGTGGAACGGCTATAACGCCGGTGAGGTGCTTTTTCTTGGGGCCTGCGGCTCGATGCGAAAAGGCGGCGACTGGGAAATCACCTACCGGTTTGCCGCCAGCCCGAATAAAACAGGACTGACCATCGGAAATATCAGCGGCATTGCCAAAAAGGGATGGGAGTATCTGTGGGTACAGTATATTGACGAAGAGGATGCTTCCGCCGGCTCGATGATCAAGCGTCCGCATTCTGTGCATATCGAGCAGGTCTATGAGTACGGGGATTTCAGCCGGCTGCACGTATGATGGAAAAAAGAAAATGGAAATACTGCTGCCAGCACCATGAAGACCGAATTGCCGCTGTTAGCGTTTACGATATACCCTTGTGCTGGGAATGCTATCTCGGAAGGGAAAGGTTTGTCATTCAGTTCGGTGAAAACTTTTACAAGGACGCAGACGAGGTGAAAAATGCTTGAAACATCCATCGGAAAGGTCAAGATCGGCGATCCCTTGCGGATCTCGACGGCGGCCTATAATGCCTTTGTTGATGCAGCCATGGCCCACCGCTCCCAGCAGCACGGGATGGCCGGCAGACAGGAACCGTTCTTTCTGGATGGGCGAAACCTGGTGCGTGTGAAGAATACCAGCGATGCCGCGGTCGGGCAGTTTGGGATTCTTGGGGTCGATGGGGTGATCTTCGAGCCGTCCGGCAATTTGGCCATGTTCAAACAGGAGGTAGCCCTTTTGGGCGGCACGCCGGCTGTGAGCGCTCATAGTTCCGGCAGGTTTGTGGTGTGTGCCGAACCGATAGACAGCGGTCGTATCGGGCTGGCGTGGGGGGCTGGGGTATGCCTGGCCCAGATCAATGTTGGAGACGAAAGCCATCGATTCGCCGACATTGCAGAGGGGGATTCTGCATGCCTGGCAAGCAGCAGTTCCGGGCCCTGTACAATCCTGTGGAAAGAATCTGGAACCGGACAAAAATGGGCTGTAATCCGATTCGGCGGCATTTCTGAAGGCGGGGAAAGCATGGAATGTTTTCATCTGACCGATGTCTCTCTCACCCCCATGAAGGGAACTCATAAAGTACCGTCATATCGGTCTGGAAATACTTTATATTTTAAAGACGGACCGTTGGGAACCAACATAGATATTTACCCGCATCCATCCTCAAATCGCTATAATTACCAGGCCCATACTACAAATTCCCTTCTATGG